CGACATCGACACTGAGCTTGTCTACCTCGACGAAGAGTCTGCACAAGAAACCGCGAAGGAGAATCACAACAACGGCACCGTCACGCCCCTCTACGCCGCCCCGCAGCCGCCGCGCGGGTGGCTGACGAAGGACGAGATCGCTGTGTGCGTTGGGCTGCGAGACTACTGCCGAGGCACCTGGGAAACTTGGGGCCGCAAGGACACGTTGTGGCTGAACAGGGCGACAACGCTCGCCGCCCTCCTCGCCCGCTCGACGCCGCCGGAGGTGCAGCTCCCGCCGGGGATCATGTGCGAGGACATGCAGGCGGAGGCCGGGCGATGAGTTGCCCCCCGATGAACTACGACCACGATCGGGCGCGGCTCGTGCGCGAAATGATCGCCGCGTTCGGCCGGTGGAAGGCCCCCAACGGCAAGGCCCGGAAGGCCCGGCACGTCGAGCGGGCGAACCAGGACGCCTACGAGCGGGCAAAAGCGGCGCTGGCCGCCTACGACGCCGCCAAGGGGGCCACGGCATGAGCACCGACGACGCACGGATCAGGATCGTGGACGCCCTCCTCGCCCGCGAGACGCCGCCGCGGGTGCAGCTCCCGCCGGAGATCGCGGGCGGGGTTTACGGCTCGGCCAGCGTACGTAACGCGATCCGCGAGGCGGGCGGGGAGGTGGAGTGATGGGGCGTGCCGCACGCGAGAAGGGCAAGCGAGGCGAGCGTGAAGCCGCGGCCGAGCTGGCCGCCGTGCTCGGCGTGGATGCACGCCGTGGCGTGCAGTACCACGGCGGACCGGACTCACCCGATGTCGTGCTCGACGGCGTGGCGATCCACGTGGAGGCGAAGCGCACTGAGAGGCTGACGCTGTGGCCGGCGATCGACCAGGCGAAGGCCGACGCGCCGGCTGCCTCGGTGCCGATCGTGTGGCACCGCCCGAACCGACGAGGCTCGGTGGTGATAGTGGAGACGGCACGCCTGCTCGAGCTGGCCCGCGAGGTGGTGCGGGCCGCGGATCGCGATGCGGGTCCTTCCTCGTAACTCCCACGGATCGGGGCCCTGCGATCCGCCAAGGATTTGCACGTTTTTTAGCCGCGAACGCGCGGCGGAGTTCAGATGGCAGTCCGATCCGACCAGAAGCGCCGCACCGACCAGGCCCAGCGGGACCGCGAGCGGTACGAGGACATCAAGGCGCGCACCGGCGAGCGGTCTCGCCGCGTCTCGGCCGCCGGCCGCGACATCGGCCCGCCCCCCGGCGTCGTCGATGCCGCTCGGCGCGAATCGTGCCGGCTGGATTTCCGGCTGTTCTGCGAGACCTACCTCGCCGAGCTGTTCCCGCTCGAATGGTCGCCGGACCATCTGACGGCGATCGGCAAGATCGAGGCGGCGGTCCTCCGCGGCGAACTGTTCGCGTTCGCGATGCCGCGCGGCTCCGGCAAGACGACGCTCTGCGAGGCGGCGTGCCTCTGGGCGATCGTGCACGGCCACCGGCAGTTCGTCGTGCTGATCGGCTCCGACCAGTCGATCGCCGAGCAGATGCTCGATTCGATCAAGGCTCACCTGGAGCAGAACGACCTCCTCCTCGACGACTTCCCGGAGGCGGTCTACCCGATCCGGGCCCTCGAGGGGATCAACGCCCGGGCCCGCGGTCAGACGAGCGAGGGCACGCCCACGAAGATCGAGTGGACGGCGGACCAGATCACTATGGCCGCGATCGGAGGCTCGGTGTCATCCGGCTCCGCGGTCCGCGTCGCCGGCATCACGGGCCGCATTCGCGGGCTCAAGCACGTCCGGCCGGACGGCAAGGCGATCCGGCCCGACCTTGTGCTGATTGACGACCCGCAGACGGACGAGAGCGCCGCGAGCCCGTCGCAGGTGGCGACGCGCGAGAAGATCCTCGCCGGAGCCATCCTCGGCCTCGCCGGCCCGGGCCGGAAGATCGCCGGCCTCTGCACCGTCACGGTGATTCGCACCGACGACCTGGCGGACCGGCTGCTCGATCGGACACGGCACCCGGCGTGGCAGGGCGAGCGGACGAAGCTCGTGTACGAGTGGCCAGACCAGGAGGATCTATGGTCGCAGTACGCCGAGATGCGTCGCGAGGGGCAACGCTCGGGCGAAGGTACGGGGAAGGCGGACGCCTTCTACGCCGAGCGGCAGGCCGACATGGATCGTGGCGCCCGTGTGGCGTGGCCGGCCCGCAAGGCCCACGACGAGCTGTCCGCGATCCAGCACGCGTGGAACCTCCGCATCGATCGAGGCGAGAGCGCGTTCAACGCCGAGTTCCAAAACGAGCCGCTCGCCGACGACATCGCGACGGACAAGCTCGACCGGCGGCAGCTCGCGCTCCGTGTCACCAACGTTCCGCGTGGCATCGTGCCGCACGGCCATTCCACGCTGACGGCGTTCGTCGACGTGCAGGATCGTCTTCTGTACTGGCTCGTGGCCTCGTGGTCTCCGTCCTTCGGCGGGCATGTCGTGGCCTACGGCGCGTACCCTGACCAGGGCTCCAGCCATTTCGAGGCCGGCACGGCGAAGAAGACGCTCTCGCACGCCGCCGGCGGCGCCGGCTTCGAGGCGGCGCTGCGTGCGGGCCTCGACGCCACGATGCAGCAACTCCTCTCGCGCGAATGGAAGCGCGAGGACGGCGTGCCGATGCGAATCTCGCAGGTGCTCGTCGACTCGAACTGGGGCCAATCGACGCAGGTGGTAAGGAACTTCTGCCGGGCGACGCCCTTCGCGGCGACGATCCTCCCGAGCCGCGGTAAGGGCATCGGTGCTGCCGGGACGCCGATGGGTCCGCGTCGCAACCGCGGCGACCGCGCGGGGCTCAACTGGGTCGTCGGACGGACGGCCGACGGCGTGCAGATGGAGTGCTCGTACGACACGAACTTCTGGAAGACGTTCTCGTCGGCGCGCCTCCGTCTGGGCCTGGGCGACCCGGAGGCGATCCTGCTCCACGCCGGGCACCACGACCTCCTCCTTGAGCATCTGACGAGCGAGTACCCGGTCCGCGTCGAGGCCCGTGGCCGCACCGTCGACGAATGGAAGCAGACGCCCCGCGAAAACCACTGGTGGGACTGTCTCGTCGGCGCTGCGGTGGCGGCGAGCGTCGTCGGTCTCCAGCCGGCTGGCGGTGAGGCCGGCACCCGGCCGCGGAAGAAGGTGTCGATCCCGACCGGGCCGGACGGGAAGCGCGTCATCGTCACGCGCCGCGCGAAGTAACACGCCACACCCCCTCTGGGTTTGTCGCCTCCTCCCGCACCGTGGAGGGCATGAGCGACGACGTGGCCAACAAGATCGCGAGCAGCGCCCAGGGCCCCCGGCGCGTCCGCACGGACGCCGGCGAGGTGGAGGCGCACCCGCTCCCGGACCAGATCGAGGCCGACAAGTATCTCGCGGCCAGGGCTGCCGTGTCGGGCGGCAACACCCACCGCGGGCTGCGGTTCAACGTCCTCAAGCCTCCGGGGGCCGTCTGAATGGCGAAGCGTGCCGCACCGAAGGCGCGGACCGGCCGCAAGGCGGCTCCGTCCCGTCGTGCGCCTCGGCGCGTCGAGGTGGTCAAGCAGGTCGCCCGGGTCCGCGGCCGGTTCGACGCGGCCCAGTCGGCGGACGACTCGCGGCACTGGGCGAATGCGGACGCGCTCTCCGCGAATGCCTCCCTCGCTCCCGAGGTGCGGCGGATCATCCGCAACCGGGCCCGGTACGAGCGTGCGAACAACGCCTACGTTCACGGCATCTGCGTGACGAAGTCGAACGACCTGATCGGCACCGGCCCGCGTCTGCTGCTCGACACCGGCGTCGTCGAGGCCGATCGGGAGATCGCCCGGGCGTTCTTCGACTGGTCGTGGCGTGTTCGGCTGGCGGACAAGCTCCGCATCGCCACCGAGGCTCGGATCGTCGATGGAGAGGCGTTCGCGGTGATGTTCACCAACCCGCGGATGGATGATCGCGCTCCGCAGCTCGACATTCGCCTGATCGAGGCGGACCAGATCGCGACGCCGTCGTACCAATACACCGAGAGCATCCTCCCCGACGGCTCGTACGCTGACGGCTTGGAGTTCGACGCCTACGGCAACGTGGTCGCGTACCACGTCCTGCGGTCGCACCCGGGCGCGAACTACATGTTCGACTCGTGGACCGCGGATCGCGTGGAGGCGTCTCGCGTTCTGCACTGGTTCCGTGCGACGCGCCCGGGGCAGCATCGCGGGCTGTCGGAGCTGACGCCGTGCCTCCGCCTCACGGCGAACATGCGGCGTTACACCGAGGCGGTGATCCGGGCCGCGGAGATCGCCGCCGACCTCGCCGCGTTCGTCCACTCGAACTCGCCGGCCGCGCAGGTTGACGATGTGGACCCGTTCGCCGCGATTGAGATCGAGAAGGGGACGCTGACCACTCTCCCCGAGGGGTGGGACGTTTCTCAGCTCAAGGCCGAGCAGCCGACGAACACCCACCAGGCGTTCACCCGGACGCTCCTGGGCGAGATCGCCCGCGGCGTCAACCTGCCGTTCCACAAGGCGGCGTTCGACGCCAGCTCATACAACTATTCGTCGGCCCGGCTCGACGGTCAGCTCCACGACCAAAACGTCCGCGTCGAGCGTGACGAACTCGAGCGTGCGTGGCTCGATCGCGTCTTCGCGGAGTGGCTCGACGAGGCCCTCCTGATCCAGGGCTACCTCCCCGCCGGCCTCCCGCCGGCGGTGCGGTGGAACTGGTCGTGGGTCTGGGACGGCCACGACGGCGTCGATCCGGTCAAGGAGGCGAACGCCGCCGAGACGAAGCTCGCGACGCTGACGACGAGCCTGTCGGCGGAGTACGCCAAGCAGGGCAAGCAGTGGGATGTCGAACTGCGGCAGATCGCCGCCGAACGGCAGCTCATGGAGCAGCTCGGATTGTCGATCGGCGACCGGCCCGCGCAGGTCGTCGTCCCCGGGCTCGAGCAGGCCCAAGCCGCCGCGGAGGCCGACGCATGAGCAACCTCTCGATCCGTGCCGACGTGCAGTTCCTCCGGGCCGACGCCGGCGAGGGCGAGCTGCCAGGGTCGCGGATTCCGCGATTCCGCATGGTGGGATACACCGGCGGCGAGATCCGGCAGTCATGGTCGCGTGAGCCGATCGTGATCGACCTCGCCGGAATGACGATCCCGCCGGCCGTGCCGATCGTGTTCGGGCACGACTACTCGCTCGGCAGCGTCCTAGGCCAAGCGGTCGCCCGCGTGGATGGCGGGCAGCTCGGCCTCGACGGCTCGATCCTCGCCACCGGCGAGGCGGCCGCGCAGGTCGTGTCGCTCGGCGACCGCGGCTACCAGTGGCAGGCGTCCGTGGGTGCCGACGTGGACGAGCAGTACCTCGTCCAGGACGGCGACAGCGCCACCGTCAACGGCCGGACCTTCTCTGGTCCGATCCGCATCGTATCGCGCTCCCTGCTGCGGGAGTGCTCGTTCGTGACCCTCGGGGCCGACGCAGCTACGGCCGTGACCATCACCGCGAAAGCGGAGGAGCCTCAGATGAGCGAGGAGATGAAGGCGGCCGACGATCCGATGCCGACCGGCCCGGAGATGTCGTCCGAGAACGGGATGGGCCCGACCGGCCCGAGCGACGTGGCGAGTGCCACGCCGAAGCTCGACGTGGAGGCGATCGTCGCCGACATCGAGAAGCGCATCACCGCCCAGGTGGAGAAGAAGATGCTCGACACCGTGCGTGCGGGCCGTGGCGTGACCATCCACGCCCCGAGCAAGCCCCAGGTGGATGACAACCAGGTGCTCGCGGCCCGCGTCTGCATGACGGGCGGCCTCGGCAACCTCGAACGGCACTTCGCCGAGCCCGTCCTCGAGGCGGCCGGAAGGAGCCGGATGGTCAGCCTCCAGGAGATCCTCCTGCGGGCGGCGAAGGCGAACGGCTACGATCGGAACGACTTCAAGGTCTCGACCGAGAACGTTCGGCAGGTGCTCCGCGCGGCGTTCGCCACGCACGACATCGCTGACCTCCTCGCCCAGACCTACGGGAAGTTCCTTCTGTCGTCGTTCAACGCCGTGGAGGCGTTCTGGGACCGGGTCTCCGTGATCCGCTCCGTGAACGACTTCAAGACCGTCACGGGCCTCCGCCTGGACGGCGGCTTCGTCTTCGACGAGGTCGGCAACGACGGCAAGATCAAGTCGGCCGACGCCGGCGACGACAAGCGGACGATCGCCGCGAAGACGTACGCCCGGATGTCGTCGATCACGCGGCAGGACATCATCAACGACGACCTGGGCGCCCTGACCCAGGTGCCGCAGCGTCTCGGCCGCGGGGCCGCGCTCAAGCTCAACTCGGTCTTCTGGTCCGAGTTCGAGTCGAGCAACGAAACCGCGTACGAGAAGAAGACCGCCGCGGCCGGGAACGCCCTGTCGCTGGCGAGCCTGAAGGCGGCGGTGGGCGACTACCGCAAGCTGAAGGATCCGGACGGAAACCCGCTCGGCATCACGCCGGCGATCATCCTCGCGCCGCCGGAGCTCGAGGTGACCGCGGCCGAGCTGATGGGCTCGTCGCTGATCCACGGGACCAGCGGTGCGGCCCCGAGCACGAACGTGCTCGCCGGTCGGTACCAGGTCGTCAGCTCCGCCTACCTGTCCTCGGCGACGACCTGGTGGCTCTGCGCCAACCCGGCCGACCTGCCGGTGATGGAGGTGGCCTTCCTCAACGGTCAGCGTCAGCCGACCGTCGAGCAGGCAGAGGCGGACTTCGACACGCTCGGCGTGCAGATCCGCGGCTACTTCGACTTCGGGGTCGCCAAGGGCGACAAGCGAGCCGCCTACCGCATGGCGACCGCCTGATCGGCCTGAACGTCAACCGCACCCGCGGGCCGGGGACTCCCGGCCCGCGGGGTGATGAATCGTCCCACACACCCTTCCGGAGATCCTGAACGATGGCAACCCTCAAGAGCGACGCGGGCGTGTGGGACTACACGCCCTCCTCGGCGAAGTCCGCCGGCGACGTGGTCCTCCTCGGTAAGGTGGTCGGCGTGGTCTGCCGCCCGATCGCCGCCAACGCCAAGGGGGCGATTGCTGTCCGCGGCGTGTTCACCTTCGACAAGGTCACTGGCGGCGCCCTCTCCGCCGGCGCGGTGGCCTACCTCGACGGTGCCGGCAAGGTCACGGGCTCCTCGACGGTCTCCGGCATCGCCGGCATCGTCGCGGTCGCCGC